GAGCCTTATCTAACAAAATATTATCCGCATATTTTGCCGAAATGCTTCCGGTTAGGCTTGCCACACCTAAATCTATGGCTTCAACTTTGCCGTCATTGCGGATTGTTTCGATTTTTTCAAGATTATTAGAGTATGTGGCACTTGCCGAAGTGATATTCGCCAAGAGTTCACCGCCGCTTTTGATATAGCCTTGAAATTGTGATACTCTGGTGTAGGTATATACTTCGGCAGAGCTTTCAATCGAAGTTTCGAAGCCACTTTCGCCTTGAGCCATAAGATTGATTGTTGCTTGAGCTTCTCCGGAACGTGCAAAATTGAAAGCGATACTATTTGCTCTCACACCTAAAAAGCGTATATATTGCGGTGCTTCCGGCAAGCCAATCTCTAATGAATAACTTGGAATTGATGTTTTGCCGCTCTCAAAGGTATGAGTATAAACAGTTTCCTCGTTGGTTGTTGTCGGAGCTCCCAAAATAGCTCTTAACCAAACACCAATATTGCGAAAATCAATCGGTATCGCCATATCGCCATCAACATTGATAACATCCTGAAAAGGTTGTGTCGGGTCGCGACCTAATCCTAAAACATTTGACGAAACAAGACTTTGCTCACTATCAAGAGATGATGAAATAAAAGGTATTTGCCGATATCCGCTGTCCGGCAAAACGCCGTACTCACTTTCTTCGGCAATTAAAAGCTGGGCATTCCAGCCGTAAGCTCTGGACATATTAGCCTCCATTTGTTTTGTTAAGATATAAAAAAAATCCCGAAAACTCGGGATTAGTTAAGATAAAACTATGATACATTAATTATGAAGTTGACATATTTTTGCAATTCACTAAATAAATCAGTAAAATATACTATAAATTCAGTTTCGGCTTCAATATCAACATTACTTGGATCAGAACCATATTCATCCTCTATAGGATTTAGACTTCCACTGGAGTTAATGCGGATATCTAATCCATATAATCCAGTTCGCAATAGAGGATAATATTCTTCTGTAAAATAATTTTTAGGTAATGGATTTGATAATCCTATATTTTCAGCAAAAATAAAAAATGAATTTTTCCAATTTTTCAAATCATTATTATATTCTTCTAACGCCTTATTATATAGCGTTAATGCTTCATTATACTCAATATCTTTGTTAAAAAAATTCTCCCTTTTGATTTTTTTCGGTTCTGGATTGTTGTATAACCAAATATCTTTTGCTATAATTTTTATTTCATTATCTGTTAAATTTTCAATTATATTTGCGAATTTTGAAAAAGATGACACTGTTAATACATTTTTATCACTTAATCCTTGAACCAATCTACATAATAAGCGTAAATTGTTTTTTGCTGTGCCTTCTGAAATTGAGCGCCATAATCTATAAGAAATAGATATTGTCTCATCAACATCTATATTATCAAATACTCCTTCTCTAAGCTCCATTAAAAAAATTTCTTGAGCTTCTTTAATTTTTTTATTTTTCCATTCTTCTATAAATGTATCAGCAATATCACCGCCAGGTACTATTGCTGTTATTATTTTTGATAAATTAACCATTATGCCTCCTAAAAAAATATTTATTATAATAGAGCACTTGTTGTTATGTATTCAAGAATAATCGGAATAATTGCAACTTTAATGTTTGGGGCTCCTTCGACATATTCTTCCAAAATTTCCGGAGGTTTGGCGTATATATAATCTGTTAATCCGTTGAGTTTATCTTCGCAACAGAGCAAAGTGCCTACTTTGACTAAGATTTCATCTAGTTTTTTATCACGCACCTCGGATTTTGCGTCTTGAACAATGACTTCTAGTTCTGCCTCGTGCTGAAAAATACACATTGGCGGCGATAAAATGACTTCCGGATCTCCTTGCTTGCCGTCCCTTAAAATCAAAATTCCGTTTTTAGGTATAGCTTGCGGAGCAAGTTCATTTCGTTTAACAGTTATATCCAAGCTCTTAAGCCTTTCAAATAAGGCTGATAAAATTTGTTCACGTTTGCTCATCATTTTTCCAATTCTGTAAAATTAAAGTTGGTAGCTTGTTTTGCCATTTTAGGCTTTCGGTTTCAAAGTTAATCAATTTGGGCATTTTTACTTGTGGCACTAGCCAGAAAGCAATTATTGTCTTGCGTTTGTGTTCGTGTACCAACAAAGAAGCTCCGTATGGACGATAAACAAAACGTAAGCGAATACCTTTTGAACGCTCATAAAGTTCAGGAGTAATTTTACGTCCGCGTATTTTTTTGGGAATAGCCGGAGTTGGAATAGCAAGCCAAAAGCCGTCTTTACCTCTAACGACTAGACCATATTCAAAACTTTGCATAATTTTCTCGGCTTTAGAATAAACCATTCCGGCGGCATTAAGGCTCATTTTCGATTTTGGATAAACATCGCCTCGCCATGTATAAGCCAATCTTGAACCTAACTTTGCCGATTTGACTTGTTTTCTCATTGCTTCTTTGAACTGACTTGTTGCAGAAGAAACACCTTTAGTAACTGCCAATTCAGCATTTTTCAGCTCTTTTTCTAAGATTTCTTCCAGTCTTCCTGATATGGCGGCACTTAATTGCATATAACTCCAAAATTCCAAACTAGGTTATTTGTATCTCTTTGAGGTTCCTGACTGACGATATACTCCTTATTATTATACAAAATAATATCATTAACTTTCAGTTCTGGAGCTTCAAATATACGGATTCTCATAATGTTGGTTGCCGTGTGGGCTTGTGCAAAGCCCACACTAACGACCTCATCAGGACGTAAGAGGAAAATAAGAACATCCCGATTTTGATACTTAGCGGATCTGCCAAGTTTCTCAAACAGGCTATCCACCGCTTTGTGAAACTGCCGAACCACTATTATCAATCTCCTTTTTCGTTTTATTCTCAGTTTTCTGAGTGTTTTTATCGGATTTTGTGCTTTTTGTTGCGTTTTTATCCGTTTTGGGCGGTGTGTCAGATTTTGAACCGGTTGCCGTTTGGTTTTCTTTCTTACCTATTGCAGAGGCAAAACCTCTTTCAATCAAGGATTTTGCCTCTGTGTCATCAGGAATTTCAACTTCCGTATCAGGAGCATATTCTTTTTTATTAACGACCAATGTTACTTTTGCTAATACTCTCATATTATACGTTCCTATTTTACCGTTACACACATTGTGGCGTTTGGACGATACGGCACAACCAATGGTGCGGATTGCAACAACATCCAGCGTACAGCAGGGTCATTTTCTAACCACGATTTAGGAAAATAGCGGTTGGCTTGGAAGTTTGCCTGTTCATCTTTAATTGCGCCATAACAGCGTACTCCCTCGACACCGCCTCGACTGCCTAACAATACCGTATTTTCAGGAAGAATTTTCTTTTCAGCATCTCCCTCAATATATATATCGTTATATACCCAAACCTCAAAATCGCCAATATTGCCAACGAATCTGGCTTTTTCGTTACCGAGAATAATCGGGTCAATATTTAATGTACTATTTGTTCCGCGGCGATAATCCAAATATTTTTGAACATACGGATTGTTGCGAAACAGTTTCCACGCTGACGGGTCTAAGACTACCGTTTTAGCAACAACACCGGATTTACTCTGAACACTGCCAGCCCAATCTTCCAGATTATCAACAATGTTTACGGTTGTTTTGTCCCATGTATTATCACCGGTAAGAACTTTGGTAAAAGAAGTATCGCGGCCAAAATCAACCGTAACTGCCGGATAACCATCGCCTTCCACCGTTATTTTTCCGGTTCGCAACACCTCAGAGGCCATAACTTCTTCGCGGCGTGTCAAACAATCAAGTTGATTGTTTAGAGTAATTGCAACTGCTTTTTCCAATCTTTGCGCCGCAGTCATATCGCCGCCAATTCTTTCCCCCGCCATTCGCTTAAAAGGCATATCCGGTGTAAAACGCCGTTTGTCTTTTACATATGCAGGTTTGAAAGATTTTGTACTATACCCCTCGTGTTCAACGACTTTTCCGGGCATTAGAGGGGAAACGAAAGGAGAAATCCGCGGTTTGCTTTCCTGCGTATCAAAATAAATCTCCTCTGTATCTGAACGTTGTTCTTGAGAAAAGAACATATCCAGTAAAAAAGATGGCGGAGTTTGCAAATTCTCCACCACCTTAGATAATACCTGAGTTGAAAAAATATCCATTTTAAATTCCTTATGCTTGAGTTTTCTTAACAAAAATGCTCTTTTCTCGGAGCTTTTCGGTCATGGAAGCAGCCGTAAATTCACTATCGTAAGTTAGTGCTTCCAGATTAAATTCTCCTGTGGAATAAACAACGGCCTGTTTATCCTCATCAGTCGCATTTACATTTTCAGCCAAAATTCCCAAAGGTATTTGAGAACCGTCTGTTGCTTCTGATGTTGAGGCCGTATATTTCCCTGAGGCTGTTATTTTTCCGAGAACCTGTCCGCGTTTGTAGTTTCCGCCGGTAATGGTTTCAACATTGGCAATTCTCGGAAAATCTCCTGCTAAAAGATTGTCCGGCTTATAAGTTCCCTCATCTTTACAATTTGCGTACATTTTATTCTCCTGAAGAAGTGTGAGCCAAAGAGGCTATGCGTCTAGCCATTACATCTATATTTTCGCCTTGTTCCTCTCCGGACACGACAATTTGCGGATTAGGAACTTGTGCCATCGCTTTTTCAAAAGAAGACAATGGCTGTTCTTTGGGAATTTCCTGCAAAATATCAATAATCTGAGAAGAAGATAAATCTGTTGAAAGAAGTATCTTGTTGGCTACTTTTTCACGACCTTGTGCGTGTTCACTGTCCCAAACTTCTTTAATTCTTTGGCGTTCACGCTGTTTTATGTCATTTTCATTCATATCATCGTCTTCCTTTTCCTTGTTAAGGTCTGTTAAAATGCGCTCAAAAGAGCTTTGGCGATTAGCCAGACCTTGCCAAATCGCCTTTCTACCAATAAAAACATCACCCTGACCGAAATCTTTGATAACGGTTTCGGTAGATGTATCTCGATAAGTCGCTATTTTATTGATAAAAACTTCTGCCAGCGTGTCTAATCTGGCCTGCAATTTGCTCTGTCCCTCTGGTGTGTCAGGATTTATGCGCTTTAACGGGCTTTGTGATGAAACAATTTCAATTTTGTTTTTGTCATCCTCTCTTTCATAAACCGCAACAACTCCGATAGAACCAACCACCGCCGTATCTGTAACTACAATTTCATCACAAGCGGCGGCAATCCAATATGCGCCACTACAACAATTTCCGGAAGCATAGGCAATAATTGGCTTTTTACCTCGTGCATTGTAAATCATATCAGCCAATTCAGAACAGCCGTTTACTTCTCCGCCGGGACTGTCAATATCAAATAGAATTGCTTTTACACTTTCATCAACTAACGCAGAATTAAAATCACGGGCTAAAAGCTCATAAGATGTTGCTCCGCTAATAGCCGTAAAAATATTCGCATAACGAAACAACGGCCCCCGAATGGGAATAATGGCGACATTGTTTCTTATGGAAACGGCGTAGGTATTTTGCAGTTTTCTTCCCAGTTGAGCTGCGATGGCTGCCGGATTAGCATTTTGCCTTTGGGCGATATTTATTATATTTTCCAATGTATCGCTTGTCGTAGCCCATGGTTCGTTGGTTATCTTATTCCATATTTTCATTTGTATTTTCCTCTTGGTTAATAAGTTTCATATTTCCATCATCGGAAGCATTAAGGCCAAGCTCTTTCATGCGTTTGAGTTCGCGAACCCGTTGCATTAAAACTTCTTCCCAGTCCAAACCCTGTGAAGCACATTCATCTTCCAAGGTTGAAAGCCCACACTCCATACGAATTTGTGATGCTTGAGCCTCTTTAACAGGGTCAACCCAACCGCGTCCCGGGCCAATCCATTTACATCGACACCACGCGGCTTTGTTTTCGTAAAAATTAGGGGCTTCAATCAGCCCCTTGTTTACAACTTCTTCAAGCCAAAGTTCAAAAACTGGTTTAGCCCAATAGTTAATTATCCAACTACGCCGACCATTAAAGAAACGCCAAGCCTCAATCAATGAGGCTCGGGCTGAAGAATAGTTGGTTTTAGAAAAGTCTTTCATTAACAATTCTAGCGGAATATTTAGACCTGTTCCGATATGCCGTAAGACATTTTCAACGAAAGCCGCGTAACTAGAATTTGGGCGACTAGGCGTAAATGCAGAAACTTTATCACCGGGGAATACCGGAATAATTGAACCGCCCTCGAGCTTAACACTCCAATCTTTGCGCTTTTCTAAATAATCATCTACAGATTCGCCAAACATCTCGGCGATTGATTCGCTATCCATTGGCGTTTCAATAAAAGCTGCTATCATCGCATTAACAACCGAGGCTTTTAATTCAGAACGCTCATAATGGTCTAACATCTTAAAAAGTGGCATTATTGAAGTAAAAAGCGGCTTTCCGCGATTTTGCCCAATACGCTCCGGATGATGGATATGTAAAATCAGCTTCCGTCCGAAAGAGGTTTGAGCGGCAACTTTTTCCCAAGAATTGGTGTTGCCATGGTAACAATAGTCGTTTGGATAATATTTGCTTATCCAATAATTCTGCGGTTCTCCGTAATGGTTGATTTCTATGCCATCGCGTAAAAATTCTGTATTTTGCTTAAAATCCGGGTTTGACAACCTGTCCGGCTCAATGAGCTGAAAACAAGTTGCAAACTGATTAGCCTGATTTTCACGCCATAAAACTAATGCTAAGGCCTCACCATTTTCAATAACAGACCGGAAAATCAGAGCTGTTTGTGAATTGAAGTTAAGTTTACGCGCGGCATCGCAATAAACGCTTTCCGACCAAATACGCCATAAACTCTCAACTTTTCGCGCCCATTCCTCTAAATAATCAAGGTCTAATCCCAAAATCCGATGATCTGGTATGGAAACGAGTTTTAATCCATTACCGATAACATTATCAACAAGAGTCTGTATAGCTCCGCTGGCAATACCATTGTTACGGATTAAATCTCGAGAACGGGCAACCAATGTCGATAATTCGCCGTCTAATTCCACATCTGCAGAATGCCGTAATGGTCGCCAACTCAATAACTCCTTAGCTGATAGAGATGCCCCTTTATAGCTTGTATCATCCATTATTTGAACCTTTTAAAACAAAAACAGCAGGATTTTTCTTCCTGCTGTTAGGCATAAACAAAAAAATTTTTTTTACATTTCGATATGTTGAAAATCTATATAATTTTGAACATTACTAGGAAAACCCATAACATTATAATTTATGAAACTTGTTTTATACTTGTATTCATCTATCAAATCATATACCCGTTTAACCCATGATGTTGTCGGAGAAATTTGCAGCATAAAATAGGATATAATATAAAATTGAGCATATAATTTGTCTGCAGATGTATCAAAATTTACAATTAAATTATTATCTCTTTTGAGATTCATTGGTTTTATACTAAAAATTCTACTCCATAATAAAGAGTAATGCGCACAAATATTCCTTGATGCAGACATTGAGAGCAACCAAGATGACATAACTTTATTTTTAAGGTTAAATATGTCTGCAATATCTTGCCTTATGTTTCCTTTTAACTCATCATAAAATGTGCTTAAGCAACCAAAAGTTAAATGCTTAACAATATCCCAACAGCAGATTCTATTATTATTTATATCAACTTTTTTATCTGTTTGATACCAAACATTATCTCTAATTTTTGTAAAAACACCATTATAACCACTATTAAAATTACTAGAATCGTAGATAAAATATTCATTACCCGTATTCACAGAGACAATATCGACAATGCTGTTTCTAACAGCTAACTCAATTCGTTCCAATGCCTCAATAAAAAGAGCCCTCAATCGTCTATCGAATATATAGATATTAAGTAAGTCATCAAATGAAAAATCATTCTGAAAGTTCCCATTACTATCACAAAACATCTTGAAATATGATTTAAACCGTGTATAGCCAATAGTTTGAAGGTATTTTTTTGTTCTATTGTCGTCTGATATTATAAGATTTTTTGACTTCAAATGTTGCAATAAATCATCGTAGTTTAAAGGTGTTGTGTTGTTTGGCATAATTGGGACTCATGTATTTAAAAAAAAATCTACCCAGAGGTTCACATTATCTCTGCAATAAATGCAGAGCAAGAGGTCTTTCTGGGTTTGTTCTGTAGGGAATCTAACCCAGAAAAATAAAAAAGTCAAGAGGTTATTGACATTTTTGTTAAAAACTCACTTTGATAACTTTTCTATTTTTTAATCCATTAGCTTTTCCAATCTCTGCTTTCAGATATGAAATATATTCTCTCAGCTTAGAGGAATCGGCTTGAGCGTATGAAGTAGAGCCGACACCCTCAACATTAACGCTAACGGTGCGTGCTCCAATCATTAACTCATGATAGGCCTGTTCCGCTTCCTCAAGCTGTTTTTGTAAAGTTTCAATTTTTGTCATCTTAAATCCTTATAAATACGGGTCTTGCGCCTTAACTATGTTAGGTGCAAAGTTGATTTTAGGCTTTTTCTTTACCGGTATTTCGGTTGCTTCCTGCTTTTCAGGAATGAGTGCTTTCTCCAGATTGCGCCATTTTATTTCAGAAAACTGTTCTATTCCAAAGCTGATACTCGCCGCCCGTGCATAAACGCGGCAATCCAGCGCCTCGTTGCGTTCTCGTGTTTTTTGCCATTCTCTTTTCTGATAGCCTCGGACAACCTTTGTAACTAACTGTTCAGCTGTCAGTTGCTTAAAATATTCGCTGTCATATTTAGGAAAATGACAATATCCGGCCGGAAAACTCTCATCTTCATTTTGGGTTAGTCGCAAAAATTGATATAACTCTGATTTGAGAATCGAAGTCCCCACTGCCCAAACCTTAGCGCCTCGGCGTAACTTTTTACCATTGATATTAAGGTCAACCTTGGTCGGAAGTCCTATTGGCGTAACACCGCTGTCAGTTCCCTTGACAGCCATTGCAAAATTCAAAGGCTGTTTACGCACCCAATTATAAACCTGTTGTGTGGCAAAACCACTATCAATGGCAAAGCGTGAAATTGGTAGCATAGCACCGGAGGAATGTTCAAAGTAACGCCGTGAAAACTCGGTTAATTCATTCCAAACATCCTCTCTGGCGGTATCGCCATTTATAATAAAGTAGCCCACCGACCAACTTTCGCGGTTTCTTCCCCATGCAACAACCTCACATTCTATACGGTCTTTTTGAACATCCGCACCGGCGGTTAAGAATAAACCACCGCTCGGGACAAGTTCTTGCTGGTAATCTTCACGTTTATCAAAGAGAATCTGCCATTCAGGAGCTTCGCCTTTTTCAAGCCAAGTTTCGCCCAAAACGGTATTAACCCAGACTTTCAACAGATTATCCTTGTTTTTAGCGTCTAAAAACTGTTTAACAGCGTCAGCCCATGAAAACCAACCAACCGGCGAATATAAAGAAGATAAATGGAAGCCGGCAATTTTACTGCTCGGATTGGATTTTTCCCATATTCCGTTTTCCAACATCCACGTTTTTAGATGTTCCTCAATTATACCGCCACAATATTCACAAATATATACAGCCGTTTGCGGGTCATTATTTTCCCAATGGATTTGTTTCCATTTAAGCGACTGCCGTTTATTACAATAAGGACACGGCACCATATAATGACGTTGGTCTGATTGCTCGTATTCATATTCTATCCGGCTTACACTTTGGATTGTCGGCGTTGAAACCATAAAAATTTTACGGCGGTTAAAGGTGCTTGTTCGTTTAATTGCCAAATTGACAGGATCTCCTTCGCCCTCAACATCTCCTTTATATGCGTCTATTTCATCAAGAAAAATATAGCGTACCGGCATAGAACGCAAGCCAATGGCTGAGTTTGCACCTGTTAAAACCAATACACCACCTTGAAACTCTTTCATTAAGGTTGTGTTGCTGGCATCCTTAGAACGGCGGTCGCTGATAACGCCTTTTAATTCAGGAATTGCTGCAAACATCGGATCTATACGGGTTTTGGAAGTCCTTTTTGCTCCGTCCACGGTTGGCATAACCAACATAACGGGCCCCGGGGATAAATGCACGATATAACCCAAAAAGTTATTTCCAACCTCTGTTCCGCCAATTTGTGCACCTTTCATAAAAACAACACGTTCAATTCCAGAATATGGAGAAAGACAATCCATAATCTCTTTTAAATAAGGCGTTCGTGATGTTCGCCATTTCCCCGGTTCTGCCGAAGCTTTTTGAGAAAGAATCCTGTATTTATCCGCCCATTCTGAGATATTTAATAGCGGGTCTGGCTTTAATCCTGCGTTAAAACCCTCGTTATAAATGGTAAATGCATCAGCCACTTTCTAATATTTCCTCGATAATCTGACGAATTTCTTTGGTTAAAATCTCGTGTATGCGATTGGTATCAGTTTCTTTTGCAAGGATTGACGCCACACGGTCGGGAATATTTAAGAAGGCATCACGCACCATTCGTCCTTTATTAAAGGCGGCTATCCTCACACCATCTGCCGAAACCAAAGATTTTTCAGCCTCTTTGTTTTTCGTTTCAAGATATTTGACTTTTTCAATTTCGCTTTTTATGCGGGTTTTTAAGAGTACCGTTGATAAGTTATTAAGAGCATCCATTCCATCAGTGGCATTTTTACTGGTTTTCATAGGCTGACGGATAGCGGCGATAGCCATATCGGCGGCTTCTTCGTTTACTTTTCCGTTATGGAGCTTTATTGTTCCATTATTTACTAACTTATTTACATATTGTCGGGTAAAATTATGTTTTCTCCCCCAAGCTGCCTGCGTGATGTATGCCATAACTTACTAAACTTCTTTTTGATATACCGATGAAAAACATTGCAACCCTATATGATTATATTATAATGCAGGTATGAAAATAAAATTTGTTACAGAAAACGCTAAAGTTACGGGATTTAGGTACTTTTGGCTAAAATACATAAGAGGTTTTGACCCGACTGTTCATTGTGCAAAGTGCTTAATTGGCGATTATTCCCAAAAAGTTAATCTTTATATGCCGGTTAATACCGAAATTGAGCTAAATGAATTTTCAGACTATAAATGTTTATATCTTTGTGGCGTAATCGGTTATGTAAATAATCTTCATATTCCCTTTGTTCCAAGCGATAATGAAAATGATATCATTACCGCTGAAACATATCGGGGAGATAAAGTCATTATAACCGGAGCAAAGCGTTTGCCAATTCCACCGTTAGAAAATGGTTATAATGGTTTATCTCGAGCTTTCACATCTTGTCGCAATTATCAATTTGGCGTTAGTTATCTTTTGCCAATGCAAGACGATAAGCCTTTATGACATCGGCACTTCTGCCTATTGGTTTGCCGTTCGGATGTAACATTTCAAATTCACGAGTGATTGATTCTTCAATGGCCTGTTGGGGCAAAACAATATTTTTTACTCCAGACATACACCAAACCCCCGGATTATTACGTTCAAGTTTTGCCTCGGTTGTGTTTATATATCTACGCCCCAAAGCAATAGCTTCTTTTTGCCGGTGAAACTTTTGATAAAACCAATGTCCTTTTCGGAATAATGCAGAAAATCCGTCATCATCTAAAAACTCTATATATCGGTGAGATTTAGCTTCTCCGGCATAAGTCGTTCTGTCTTGCAAATCTATTTTTTCTCTGGCTCTACCAGAAAAATAGATTTTGCCGCCCATTCGGCACATTGCATTAACCACCGTCAACACATCGTTTTCAGCAGTCATACTATCTACCGAGTTAAGAACATAGTCGCAGATGACAATATCAAATAAGCCTTTGGTTTCCAGTTGCTCGCAAAGATTATCAATCATTTTGTGAACCATTGTCGAATCAATGAAATTGCCTTTGCGGTAAAACAGCTCAACGCCATGAATGTCATAGCCTTTTTTGCGGAGCTTTTTCACATAATCGGCTTGCCCACAACCAAAGTCCAAAATCCGCTCTCCTTTTTTGTAGTTTGGAATTAAACTTTTTTCATAAGTTGGAGAGGCATTAAACGGTTTTTCGACTTCTTCATCATTTCTCAAGCGGAATTTTTGAGCGAAAGTCTGAATAAATGTCGTTTTTTCCAGATGTTCATAAGAGAATTTTCCATACTTTTTATTTAGAAATTCTGCGGCAATTTTAGCTTTATCGTTTGGAATGCGATAAACTCGTGCCGGAATTCCCATTGCGCGACAAGCCAAAACATATTGTCCGGCATGGATAACCTTGCCGGCTTGCGTTGCCACACAGGCTCCCCAATTACCATACTTGATTATGAGCTTGCATATTTCATTACGAACATTTGCCATTTTGGCTCGCATATTACCACGGAGCTTAATCGGTGGTACCATTTCAAAACCAAGATTTTCACTTCTTCCAACCCAAGCTCTTTCATCTCCGCTATCAAAATCAGTGCCGTTGTGCAGTTGATTAAAGCGAATTTCATCGGTTTGGTTAATATTTTCCGGCAAAAGATATACCGGTGCTTTATCAATTCCAGCGGCCAACAAGGCTTTTGTTCTTTGGTGTCCGGCAACAATCAAATTTCCCGAAACAATAATGGGTTTGACAATTCCCAGAGTTTTTATTGAAGCTCTTAATGTTTTGAGTGATTCTTCGTCTATTTGCCGTGGGTTATAATCTGCGCCGACTAAATCTTTGATGGGATAATCTAATTCTAACATTTGGGTAATAAAACCTTTGCTACAAAGCCATAACGAACGCCGTTTTCTTTTACAAAATTCTCGTAAGCATCAACCAAGCTCTGATATTCTTCTTCCGAAATATGGATTTTGTAACTGCCAAACGACAAGAATTTATTTGTTTGCGTTTTTTCTTCCTTTTCGCCTTCCAATGGGTCCAAAAGTTCGTTGTCGTTATCTAACTTAAGAATATCATTGAGGAAATCATCATCAAAACCGGTAATTTCCAAATCAAGGCCATCATCAAGAATTAATTGCAACTGTTCTGATAATTTGTTCAAATCCCAACCGGCATTAAGAGCGATTTGGTTTTCTGAAATACATAGGCGTGCTTTTTGAGCTGGGCTTAAGCCGCGAATAATCATTACCGGTACTTCTTCAACGCCCAACATTTCTCCAGCGGCTTTTCTTCCGTGTCCGGCAAGAATCATATCATTTTCATCAATAAGCATTGGAGCGGTCCAGCCGTTTTCCATCATGGAATTGGCAATTTGCATAATCTGTTCTTTGTTATGCGTGCGGGCATTTCCCTCATATTCCTTTAAATCTGCCAGTTTGCGGCGACTATATTCAAGATTTGTGTTTACTTCAACTTTTTCCATTGGTTTACATCCTTATTCGCAAAATGGCGGTTTTCCTAGAAAAACCGCCAAAATTGTCAACTTATTTAGAGAGTTTGGTTTATAACTTTATAT